TGCTTTTGAAGAATTATTTTGGATCTCGATGTAGTGCTTAAACAACTCTGCAAGTAACTTATCCCTTACTTAATTATACTTTGTTTAATTGGTATAATTAAACTAAAAATATTTATCCATGTTTCCAAGAGAATTATACTGAGTTTTCGGAATCACATTACTCGTATGGTGAATCTTGCTAAGAGTAAAAGTGGAAAGTAGAAGTTAAATTGTTTATAGTTTTAAAGGCAAGGGAATGAAAAATTGAAGAGTAAGATCATGAAAATAATTTATTTTATTACTTCAAGTATTGAAAAATCAGGAATTTGAATTTTTGTGATTTTTGTTTGTCCTGGTACTCTTGAAGTTTTCTTTCGATGTAGTTTTCGATATCACCGAGATAGATCTTATCGCGGTAGAAACCTTTAGTACTATCAGGTACAGCTTATAATATTTTTTAGTTTCTTATAACCTAAAATGTTTTAACAGATTACCAAACGGTAATCAACAATATTTTCAAAGTTCAAGGATAAAAAAATGCCCGGTGGAGGGCTACCGGGCGAGGGAAGATTCACTATGGGGGGTAAGCATAATGAATCATGGTGCAAAGTTAATGCACATTTAATATAAAATCAAGCATTTTTTTATCCTAATAATTTTTCTGATTATTGCTTAAAACTTCTTCGTCGAATTTAGCTTCAAAGTAGTTTTGCGCTTCTTTTGAATCCATGCAATAGACTTGTTTAGTTCCTTTAGCCCAAAGAATCGGATCACCCCTCTTGATAGGGTTTCCGGTTTCGGTGCATTTAGAATCAGATTTAGCTTTGATGCTTACAAGTATTCCGTATTCATTGCGGCTCATTGATTCGCTCCTTCTAGGTATTGCGCTCTTGCGACAAAATAAAGTTTTTTCATCCGTTCATCTGCGTTTACTGCATCTATGCTCAGACTAACTGCTGCAAGTGCATCGCTCGGATCGTATGTAATGCAAAACTCATGATTGCCTAATTCATAACTGACGGCGTCAATGAAAAAAGTATCATCTTTCATCAGTTCGGCGAAATCATTTTCAGCATCCTTAAATGATTGGATTATCATTTGTCTGTCAGTTTTTTTTATGTAGCCTCCACCTCCTAAAGATAGAATGAGATTTAATTCATCTGCATTTAGTCCTAAATTCTTCATGCCTTCTTCGAATTGTTTATCATTGAAAGCGTAAAAGATGGGTAAAGCAGAAACGGCTTCATCTCTTTTTTGTTTGAATTCACTGTAATTCATGGTTTTATTCCTTTCTAAAGATCGTTTATTAAAATATCGTTGTTATATTTTTTCAAGAATGATCTGCTCTCCAGTAAGATTGGAGTTTGACAAACGAATTTGTCAACAACATAAAGCCTAAGATGCGTACAAGTCCAATCCTCCGGTACTTTTTCCTTTGCGATCTTATCACAAATTTGTGATTCAACTCTTTGAATTAATTCTTTTACAAATTCAATTTGATCTTGTCTATTCATGGTCTAATCCTTTTTATTTTGTTTTTTGCATATTGTTTTTAAGCATCTTTCGATGTATTGAAGTTCATATCGCTGTTTATCCCAAAGAAATCCTTGTTCTTTCTCTATTGTTAAAAGTTCAAGCTTTCTGTTATGTAAGAAATCAATTCTGGTTTGATTCATAGTAGTTCTCCTATAACTAAATAAAGCTTCCCCCGATCAAGAGGGAAGCGTGAATGTGATTAAAGATTTAAGCAGCTTCTTTGAGTTCCTTAGCATCGAAATAAGCTTTCGTTAAGAACTCAACTGCTTTAGAAGCTGAGGTAATCGCCCCGGGAATGAACGTCTTATCAAGTTTCCCATACTCGATCCAGTCCTGGATGTACGCGGCGGAATTCTCAAACGTATTCTCAATCCCGCAAAGAGCGCAAAGGAAACTTGATCCGAATTCTGCGATAAGTTCTTCCTTAGCGTAAGCGATGGTTTTATTATCTGCGTTAAGTTCTCTATTCATTTCCTTTCCGCTCCAGTGCATGATCTCATGGAAGAAGGTTGAATAATATTCCTCCGGTGTACTGAACTGTTTTGCACTTGGGATTATTATATCGTGCAAGCTTGGGCGATATGATGCCTTAATAGGATGGAATGAAGATACGATTGCCTTATCACGAATGATGGAATCAAGAAGTGATTGAGCATCCTCATGGATCGGCATTTCCGGTTCACCGGCATAATCCGTTTGAGAGATATTGAAAACATAATAGAACTTCGCTATCATCCGTCTTCTGGATTCAATTTCTTCGGTTGTAACATTCACTTCCGAAACTTGATCCGTTTTCCAAAAGATGACTTGACTTCCTTTGCTTCCCTTATTGATCTTCAATCCTTTTTGAGAAGCTTGTAAAAAAGTTATAAATCCGGGATTCGTGAAGTTATTGTCGATCATTGCTCCAAACAAACTGAAAAGGTTCATCCCGCTGTATCGGCGCTTGCTGACAAAATTATGAGGAAGCGAAACCTTCCAAGATTGCCTCCAGGAAAGCTTTCCGGTCTCTAAAATTGAAATGATCTTATTTGAAATTTGTGCTGAGAATTCTGAGTAGTTCATGATATTGTTCCTTTGTGTTAATTGAAGTTTGATTTGTTTTATAATGGAAGAGCCGAAAGTGAATAAACTTCCGGCTTAAAATTGTTTGCGATTACATCAATCGTTTTTCAACAAATGAGGTGTAACCCGAATTTGTGAAAATGATATGGTCGAAGACATTGATCTCGATGATCTTTCCCGATTCCACCAATTTCTTAGTGATTGAAATATCTTCGTTGCTCGGTTCAAGATTTCCTGAAGGGTGATTGTGTGCAATGATGATATTTCTGCAGGTTGCGACTATTGCGCCTCTGAAGACCTCTCTCGGATGTACTACAGAAGCATCAAGCGTTCCCTCTGAGACTACCTCAAAGCCGATCACTCTGTTTTGAGAGTTGAGCCAAAAGACTACGAACTTCTCTTTGACTTCATTTCTAAAAAGAAAAGAGAATTGAACGAAAACATCTTGAGGAGAAGTGATCTTCATTTGGCGGTCTACCAATTCGGGATAACTTTCTTGAAGGTCTCTGAATTTCCAGGAGATTGTTTTTACAGATTTAGGATTAGTCATTGTATTTGCCTTTTGTTAAAAATTAGAAAAATATTGTTCAAATGCTTGTTCAGCCGTTAGTTCTAAGCCATTAAGCCATATTTCATGGATTTGCTTAATGACTTGTTCCGCTTCATCCCCTTGAGAATAGTAGTTGAAATCACCTTGTTCATAGCAGAGAAAGGGAAGCCATGTATTGATTTCCCCATGTATGTATTTACCATGAAGCCATGATTCGTTTAAGACTGAAACATCCTCCGGATTAAAGATCGTATTCATAATCTTCATCCGGGTTTATCGGGAACATTGAGTAATTGATCACCGGTCTCTCCGGTTCAAGTTCTTTCATTTGTTCCGGTGTTAGTTCAATTCCTCCAAGTTGATTCTTGATGAAATCAAAAAGAGGGACTCTTTTGATTTCAAGAGTATCGTTGTTTAATGTTTTAGAGTTAGATTCGCCGCGGCGAATTGTTTTATTGATCGATGTAGATTGGTTTTTAAGTGACTTTTTCATTGCAGTTCCTTGTATTTAGAATTTCTGTGTTAATTGAGATTAAAGGTTATTTGTATTTGAGATTCAGATGATGCCCGAAAAGAGATTCACGGTTTTGAGGATTACATTTTTCAAAGAGGAATAAAATTTCAACTGCGTTGCCGTTCGCTTATCGCTGTTTCGCTTTTGCTATTGTAAATTTAGGAATAGAGAAAAATGAGGGAGGTTTTCAGGTCAAAGTGAAGATTTTTATATCTTAAAACTTTATGTCTTGTTGCGTTCAATGTACCGTAAACATGAACAAATGAATTTTTTCGAAGCGATTGAGTGTTTTTGTGATTTCACTTTCGATTTTTTCAAGTCAGCCAATAAATATAGAACTCTTTTTGTAGGGACTGTCTTGATTTTACATCGTGAAGTAAATGCGATAAAAAATGCCGGAGAAGTGATTAGCGGTTGGTGTTTTTTATTGTGTTTACAAACGTGCAGCTGATGGAAAATTTGCTTTTCTCCCACAAAAAGAGTTCGTAGTATTTGAAGGCGTCAGACTTGATCGAAAGTGATGTGATTATAAACCCTCTTCGGAAAACCAATCATGGTGATGGAGGTACTACTGTATTAAAAGACTTAAAAGGAATTGAGTTAAATTGACCCAAAAGAAAACCCCTTCAACTCTATTCCGAATAGCGCGAAGTAAGTAGATAAGCAGCAGTTGAAATTCCTTTGAGAAAAAAGTCTCAAACCGGAGTGTATTTTGACTAACTGTTATTTTATCACATTTCAATGAAATGAAGTGGAATTGATTTTCGTAATGCGATCCGCCTCGGGCGAAGTAGGAGAACAAAAGCGCGATGCAAAAAATGATAATTTATTAATAGTTGAACTACTAATTTGTATAGCAAAATCTGAATAATAACTGAGTCGGGGAAAAGACGGGAAGAATAGACAAAAAAGGGCGTAAAACTGAAAAAGTGCGAAAATGAAACAAAAACCGTTAGGGGTTACTTTTCAGTAGGGATTTCCCTACTCATTTGTAGGGTTTTCCCTACTACGAATTAGGGTTTACCCTACACATTATTAGGGTTTACCCTACTGTTTTTGTTCGCATTATTTGCTTATACTTTAGCTGAAAAAAAAATTATTGTTTGAAAAAGATATTTTAATATCCATTTATTGTTTCGTCCTTGGAGTTAGTTAATGCTAAAAATAAAACACTATGCTTTTATAGTAGCGAACAAAAAAATAGAAAAAATAAAGAGAACTGATGTATTTATTTCCCTTTTTTCTTCTTCGCTCATTCATTTTTCCCCTCCTTCTCTTTTAACTTTTACCGGAAAAACTTTATGAAAAAACACCTCCTCTCTTTTTACTGGTTACTATTGTATTATTTGACTATAGGTACAAAAAACACTCACCGGACATGAACAAGATATCCATGGAAAACGAGACTACGTATCGACGATAGATAAACTCAGAGTACCTGTTGGAACGCTCGGAGGTGACCGGGCAATTGCAGTAGTTGGTGTAAGAAAATAAAATTTATGGAGAAAAGAATGACAAGATATATTTTAATAACATCATTAGTTGTTATCACGATGTTGGGCTTTAATTGTAAAAAGAACCCGGTTATACCACCCATGCCACCGGAAGGACAAGATACTACAAGCCACAACTGGGTTTTTACCATTGATACTTTAGGAGATGGCAACGGAAGCGGATTAAACGATGTAGCAATTATTAGTACAAATCCATTGCTTGTTTATGCTGTTGGGGATATTGAAGTTAAAGATTCAACAGGACAGTTTGAGCCCCAACCATACGGTATAGTAGAATGGGACAGTAAGAAATGGAAACTTAACAGAATTTATGATACAAATAATAATATAATACCAAGCATTAGGGGAATTTTAAGTATTTCTTCTTCTGATATTTGGTTGACTGATGGGGGTATATATGGCTGGGATGGTGCATCAGGGAAAGTAAGCGCTTCTTATGATCGGATTTCTTTAGTAGGAGGGGAGGAGAACGGACAATCTGTAAACAGACTCTTCGGGACTAGTTCGAATAATTTGTATGGGATAGGATGGAAGGGTATGGTTACTCACTTCAATGGGATAAATTGGCAAAAGCTAGAAAGCGGAGTAAATGAAGATATCCAAGACATTTGGGGATACAAAAATACTTCCGGACAAACAACAATACTTAGCATCAGTTCAACCGTGTATTATGGGGGAACAGAAAATTTACTTTCTATCACCGGTAATACTGCAACAAAAATCAACACAAATGGTCTTTCATGGAGTATAAGAGGACTATGGTTTGACAACAAAGGTTATTATATCGTTGGCGCAGAAATATATTACAAGAAGTCGTTACAGGATAGCATTTGGCAAATCATTCGAGCAGCACCGTCAAAGAATTATGGTTATATCAACGCAATTCGCGGGAACGCATGGAATGATATTGTTGCAGTGGGGGCATTCGGAACCTTACTGCATTACAACGGCAGCACGTGGTATAATTTTACACAGCAGTTAAATATTCCGAACTGTGTTTTTTGTTCGGTAAGTATAAAAGATAACCTTGTGGTAGCCGTTGGAACGCTCGGAGGCGACCGGGCTATTGCAGTAGTCGGTGTAAGAAAATAAGATTTATGGAGAAAAGAATGACAAAATAATTAAGCGGGATGTTGTAGCATCCCGCCTATAAAATGCAAATATATAGGTCAAGGCTGGTCACCTTATGCGTGGTTTCGTTTACGTCCGTTAACCACGCGCCTTTTTATTTGCACCTACAAATTAGCATTTAATAAATATTATTTCAAAAAAAACACGAAAGGTGTAAAATGAAAAATGGATTATTGGTTTTATGGTTGCTTTGCATTATTATCGATGCAACGCTCCTAACTGCTCAACAAAATATAGACAGTACGGCAGAAAGGAAAATGAGCAGCATGCTTACAAAAAAATTCCGGCATATTAAAAGTGATGCAGCTTTTAGAAAATTAAGCAGCGCTGAATACAAAAACAAGTACAGTTCAAAGTTTTTACCCGTTGATAGTAACGGGAGAATGTTCTTGAATATTACTGCAATTCGCAATATGGATGTTGTAGCTAATAACATAGTTACCTGGGGTGGTGAGATTCAATACAGAGGAACAATGAACCTTAACGCATGGGTTCCACTGGATAAACTTACCGACTTAGTAACATTAGACGGCGTTACGTTTATTGATGGTCCCGGACAGTCTTTTACAAAAACCGGTAGTGCTATATCCGCCGGAGATCGTCAATTACTTGCTGATTCTACCCGGGCATTGTTCTATAGTAACGGTGCTGATATTAATGGCACTCCGGTTAAAGTTGGCGTTATATCTAATGGTATGCAGTATTATGCTAATTCGCAGCAAAGCGGAGATTTACCCCCAATTGGATGGGTAAACAACTCAAATAATTTTATCGGTTCTGAAGGAACGGCAATGATGGAGATCATTCACGACCTCGCTCCAGGCGCCGGTTTGACTTTTGGCGGTGTAGGTAAATATATCAATTCAAATAACGATACTATTTCCACAACTGCACTTGACATGGCAAATACAATTAATGTTTTATCTACTTCTGCGAACTGTAAAGTAATTGTAGATGATATAGGATGGATAACTAGCCAACCCTGGTTTGAAGATGGAGACATAAGCCAGGCAATTTATAGTTTTCAATCAAATGGCGGAACCTATGTTTCTGCTGCCGGAAATGATGCTGAAAAAATGTACACAGGACAGCCAAGCGTAAAAACCGGTGGAAGAAAGAATTGGGTTCTTTTTACATCGACTGATTCTGCCCTAACATTCACTCTTTCAAATTATAAATCAATCACTATTGCATTGCAATGGGACGAACTATGGGGGAATGCGAGTGAAGATTATAATTTATATTTATATGACAACAATTGGAATCTTATAGATTCTTCAACAGTCTATCAGGCCGGTCAGGGATCATATCCACAAGAATGGATTGGCCTTACTTGGTCGAACTATTTGAATAATGCAACGTTTCATATTATGGTTGATTATAAGGGTTACTATTTGGGGAAATCTTTTAAAAACATTAAAATACTGGTATTACCGGAAGATATTAACCCTGATGGTTCGAGATCGTTTACTCTTACAAACGGCAGTTCGACCGGGCATATCTATGGTCACTCTGCTGCAACAAACGTAATAAGCGTAGCAGCTTATAGCGCGTTAGACCAAACCCCAACTGTTGAATCATTTAGTTCCCATGGACCTTCACTTATGTTCACATTTGGTAATCTCGGAACCGAGCAGAATAGGAATACACCTGTTATAACCGCTACTGATGGTGTTGTAACCAAAGTTGGTAAAGACGGTCACTTTGGAGGAGATAGTCTTTTCTTCGGTACTTCTGCAGCCGCTCCTCATGTGGCGGCAGTTGCAGCTCTTTATTATTCAAGGTATCCAACACATACTTCATCCCAGTTTATATCGGCAATTACTTCAAGCGCTAAAAGTATTTCGTCGGGGACAGGAGGAACATGGAATAGTACTTCCGGTTATGGAAAAATAAGCGCTTATGATGCAATAGTTAAAGGAATGACTACTCTTAACAATCCGCAGGTAACAGCCAATACTACATGGAATCTTAACCGGATAACTGGTACAGCAGCAATAAGTGCAGGTAAAACGGTTACTATTGATGCGAATTATACAACTTTGGTTGAAGGAACTGTAAATCTTGGTGACGCTAATTCGAAAATATTAATTTATGGTACTTTGATCTTAACTAATTCGGCAACAGTAAATCCCGCATCCGGTTTGGTTGTTGAACCCGGTGGAAGAATTGTTAGTCCTAACATGGTTAATGTATCGGTCACTCAACTGGATGAATCAAGCACTCCCTTTGGAACAGTTGGGCATTGGACTTTTAATAGGTTCGATTCTGCTGCTGTCCCTTATGTATTTCCTTCTTTTAACAACACTCCTGAAAGGATGAGGGGACAGCAATACTTTAAGACAGGGACAACTCAAAAATTCCAACTCTGGAATAGTTTAAGCTCAAGAGTGATTAACCCTGATACATTCAAGACAGCAGTAGGGCAGCCTAACATTATAACTTCACAATTCAAAACAGCAAACAATGCAACGCTGCAAGCATCTTTAGAAGGTGTAACTCCGGGTGGAACACTTAACTTGCTTGATCCTTGGATGATTGATACAACCGATGCGTTCGGACAAAGAAATAAAGGAATGGCAGATTGGCATAGGCCGGTAAGTTATTCAACAAACAACATTGGGACTAGCACTTCTCACATGGGTGTATTATTAAGTCAGTCAGTAAACTCTGGAAGTTATTATTCAGTTCAAGCGCCATTAACTCAAACATTAAATGGAGTCACCGGTTATTTTCAAAACTGGAGCGGAACAAACTTTACATTACAACAAGTTGGAAATAATCCAAGTGGATATGATCAAAAAGCGGTAATATTTAACAATGCAAACGCTCTTGTAACTGCAAACTATAAGGGTGTACATCTTTCGGGTACTTCCACGTCATTTATGAATAATAATCAGAATAAAGTTGTAAAAACCTCGGATGGTTATTTGCACCTTGTTTACGAAAGTATGGGATACGTATTCTATGAAAGAAGCACAAATAATGGTACAACCTGGCAGTTGATGAATAATAGTAAACCGCTTTCAACTTATGAATCCAAACATCCGGCTATTTCTATTAACGGCACCGAAATAGTAATTGTTTACCAGGAAAAAGATGGAACAGGTTCCAAAGTAATGCTCTTCCATCCATGCGGCTGCGGAACAGACGGCAGTTATTTATTAGAGTCCGAACCGGATGAAGCGTATGCAACAAAGAACTTAACCCCGGTTGTTGCTCTTGGTGCAAATAACGAAGTAATGATTGTTTGGAAAAGAACAACTCTATCAGGTTCAAAAACTGAAGGGCTCTATTATAAATTCGGACATATCAGTTACGATTATCACTATTGGTATTCCGCCGGTAATTTAGGTGATATGGTTGATCCTTTGGGTGGTGAAGTAAACGGAGCAAATCTAAGCCCTGCAATAGATGTTACTAAGAGTGTAACCTATCCGGCAAGAAATGTATTTCATATCGCCTGGCAGCAGCCTACAGGTAATTATTCACACATTGATTACTCGAAGATAGATGTTGGAACAAACAATACTCTTTCTTCCACTACAGGCGTTGAAGATGTTTCTTCGGGTAGTGGGTATTCTTATAATTATTCTCCATCTATCAGTCTATCAACTTCTAACGTTGTAAATGTTGCATGGGCGGCAATGCCTTATTATCCTTCAAGCACCAGAAAAGTTATTTCAAGAACCAGAACTTCTTCCTGGAGTTCATATTTTGGGCAATATGGCAATACAGTCAATTATCCTTCCGTTGCCTGTTATGGTTCCAGCAGTATTCTTGCTTGGAGTGAAGGTAGCTCAAGCCCATATAGCGACAAGTTCTTAAAATGGGGTTCAGTGCATACAGCGCCTGTTTATGGTAAAGATTTACAAATATTTAGCACTTCCACACTACAAGACATGAAGATTGTTTCGTTCAGCAACACTACCACACCTTATTCATTCGCTCAATCTGCTGATCTTTATAATCTTAATAAAGAAAATCCATTAGCAATGTGTTCAGGTGTTCAAGTAGTTGCAAGGCAGGAAAAAACTGAGTTCTTCTTCCGTATTGGGGATATTAGTTTTAACGGACAGAACGTTGCATTTAAAGGTATTAACCTTAACGCAACAAATCTTTCTCAGAATGATCTAGACTACCTAATGACATCCGATATGGTAAACTTGGGTGATGCCGATAACTTTGGTTACTCAATTGAGTATGGCGCGACAGATACCGTTAAAGCATTAAGCTTATTACAAAAAGATAAATTTATTTCTTTCAACGTTGAGTTAATTGATGCCACAAATGATGCGGTTCTCTACACCCTAAATAATGTGAAGTTTGATGGTAATTCATCACTTAATCTCAATTCAGAAAGTTATAATATCGATCTTACAGGATTAACCGGTAAAGAAGTTTATTTTAAGGTAAAAATAACAAACAGCTTAAACCCGGTTTACTATGCTTCAGAAATAAAATCGGATGCAAAAGTACTTGGCAAAAGTAAGGCTGTTAGTTTAGACCTTTCCAACAAACTTGTAGTGAAAGATTATGATCTATTCCAAAACTATCCTAATCCGTTTAACCCGGCAACAATCATTACTTACCAGTTGCCAAAAAGCGGAAGTGTAACATTGAAAATATATGATATGCTTGGTAAAGAAGTAAAAACACTTGTAAACGAACAGAAAGAAATGGGCAAATACACTGTCCAATTTGATGCTTCCTCACTTGCAAGCGGTATGTATGTTTACCGGTTACGCGCGAATGACTTTACCTCCACAAAGAAGATGTTATTGCTAAAATAGTTCTTCGTAATTAGTATTCTTTAAACAGAAAAATCCCTCAGAAATGAGGGATTTTTTTATTTGAATGAGATTAAAACTAATTTCTCACCGCATCGATCGTTGTCGAATCATCCACGATATCATAATGAATTCCTACCGGCGAATAAAGCCGGTCATGGTAGCCAATAGATTGAGTAAAATCAAAATCAACAGAATCAATTTGGAACTTATAAATTTTCCCGGAAGAGTATTTATTCAAATAATTATACCAAAGTGTAGCTAATAACTTTCTAAAAGTTTTGTAATCTGTTGCCGTTGAGCTTTCTTTCGCAAAAATCACATGCAGTAAATTGTTTTGTGCATCTTCGACCTTAAAAGGTGAAGATAAAATATACCTCGTAACCCCTTGATTAACCGCAAAATTCATGATAGTAACTAAGGCAATGTTTTTGTCAAAACCATTTGTAAGTTCCGACTGCGTTCCGATCGAATGACTGAGATGACTATTAACACTAACTTCAGTTACTCTGATCCATTCAAGCCTTTCAAAATTCGTTTCTGTTGTGAACCCAAAAACTGATCTATTGCCGTTAAAAGTTTTGTTCGTTTGAAATGATTTATTGATAGAAGCGAAAATAACTCTGTTATGCGTAACCGTTAAAGTAGCGAAGAAAGAAAAACAGAGTACCTTTAATAGATCATGAACCGACATTGACCTTAGTTCATTACCGGAATAAGTAATTGATCCTAAACGTTGTACAATATCTCTGACATTAAATAAAAGTTCATGTATAGTATATTCCCCGATACTACCGGCTGCAAAAATTGTATTTGGATCTGATGAAGTATGCGAATGAGCCGGATTACTGTGAGCGCAAAAAACGAATTCATGTTCTATTGAGATATCCGATAGCTTTAGATTCGGAAAAGCAACTTGTAACAAATAAAAAAGATTTTCTTTAAAAGAAAGAAAAGCGTCCGGAATTTCAAGTGCATCTGCTCTAACTGAAGTAAGGCTTCTAACATCAGCTTTCTTCAATATTTCAATGTTCGGTTGAACCGACAAAGAAAAAAGTTTAGTGAAATCATCAAAACCAAGAGACTTTGAATAAACATAACCGGAAAAGAAAGCTGTATGATTATCCTCCAAAGGGAACACAAATTTTTCATGATCTTTGATGTGATAAAGATTAGCAGAAATCGGCTTTGTCAAATCGATCTTCAGTAGAACAGAAAGTGCAAAAACAGAAAAATCTTGTTCCAAAAGCCATTCATTCAGCATTGAATAATCATCAAAAATAGAGAGATTCCAAATTCCAGGGATCACTAATTTATCATCAAAATTATAATTGAAATCAATCTTATCAATTTCAGCAGGAAGAAAGATATTAAAATCACTTCCATTGATCTGATAAATATTACTAGGATCGTATAAAGGGCAAACTAATTGCGGATTTTCGGGATTAACAAAAACAATATCAGTGTAGATAAAATCGAAAACCAACTGCAAATAATATTTCGGTGATTGAATGGTAGTGATATTGAAATAGAGTTTGAAAGGCTGCATTAATAAAGTTCTTCCATCAATTGTTTATTCTGATCTAACTTCATTTGCAGTTTATGAAGCGAAACATCGAAATTCCCTTGAATGACCGGTTGAACATAAATAACCTTTTGATCATTCACTTTGTCTAATGGAATAACCTTCTCCGGACCGGCTTCTCCGATCATTGCAAGAGTTGGTCTGGTAACAACACCACCTTCACCAAGGAAAGGGATTAAATAGCTCGCATAGTTCAATGCAGTATCTAACCAGGTGCTTTCATTTGGTTTACTACTACCGGAACTTCCTTTGAAAACATAATCCATTGCGCGATTAGAAATTTCACTCCCAATTTTACTTAGTGTGGAATTTCTCATAGACAACCAGACAGCATCCCAACTATTTTTCGCTTTCCGGCTTCCAACAATAAATTCATTCCACATGGTAGAAAATCCCGACTGCATACCGGCGTAAAGAGGATCGTGTTTAGCTTCGTATTGGTATTCTAAAAGCAATGCAGCTTCAAGGCGTTGTTCCTCCAACTGATACAACATTTCATTTTTCCTAGTTTCATCTTGGATCTGAAAACGAACTAATTCTTTTTGTTGTTCATATTCCATGTCATTCATTTTCAAATGTTTCTGAAGCGATTCATCATCTAAAGAGATTCCATTTTTATAAATGCTAAATTGCATTTGCTTCACATGAAATTCATACCTCTGATATGCTTGCCAATTACGGTCAAGTTCATCTTGAACAGCTTGTTCTGATTTTTTCTGTGCATCAGCATCCAAATCCAAAAGATGTTGCGATTGCTGCCCGATCAACTGAACAGAACCGTCTTTTGAAGTTTTTCCAGTAGCAATATTTCTATTGAGATAATCGAAAAAAGATTGTTTAGTTAATGCTCCTTTGCCTCCATCATATAAACGGATCATTTCTTGAAAATCTTTGAATATCTGGAGTTGAGCCTTTCCGATCTGCTCAAAATCCTTTTCAAGATTCTCATAAAAAACTCTTTTCACATTGAAAAGTTCCGGTTGCTTCTCAATGATCTTATCTGTTAAGGATAAAACACCTTCACGGTATTTTGCAAAATCATCATCTGTCTTTCCGCTCAAAAGAAAAATGTTCCGGTAGTTTTGAAGCTTCTTAAAAAGAATATCCTCTGGATTCTCAACTTGCTTTGCTGCGAACTCAGATTGCTGTTGTTTGAAAAGTTCGATGTCTAATTCAAGCTGCGCTAACTTTGCTTTATCATCTTCGTAATATTTGTTCGTTGCATTCATCTTGAAAGTATCGAGTTCCTTCTTCCAAAAATCTCTACGCATTTCCATCGTTCTGATTTTCTTTTCAGCAAACGATTCTTGTGAAGCCATGACTTCCTTTTCGGCCATAAGTTCTTTTTCCAGAAGGGGATTAATCTGTTTCCGGTAAAGATCATCCGCGATCTGTCCTAAGTTATGATGCAAAACGCTCATACTTTCCGTAAGCGTTAAGTAACTTCCTATTATCGGAATATTTCCCTTCACTGATTCCCAAAAGATGTAATTCGGATCGTTCCACTTGTCATTTTTCTTTGGATCACCGACTAAATTCTTATTCAGAAATTCCTTTACGTTTTTTCCTTCAGCGAAAGCTTTCTTGGAATTATAATAAGTGTTGATGATTTTACCGACTTCAGTATTATCAGCAACTAAAAGATCACCAAGTGTTTTCCAAGAGGAAACGTTTTTATCCATGAGTTTAGCTATGGCGCTATCTTTATTTAATTCAAAACCATTTAGAGACATTTGATAAAGATTCCTATTTATCTTCAATTAACCAATTGAGAGTTAGTAAATCATTGACACTTAATTTCGCTTGAGCGAAATTGTCAATAGAAAACATCTTCGATTGAATTTCAGCTTCGATGCGATAAAGTTCTCCAATATCATTTAAGAATTTGGGCATATTTTTTTCGGTAACAGACAATTCCTTACCAGGTTTCGCTTTACCGGAATATTGTTTAACTAGATCAATTCGTTTAGCTTCCAGAGCATCCAATTCTTTTTGAATTATTTGAATCGTTTTTCCTAACTTAAATGAAACTACAACCGGCAAAGGTTGAGCGACCAAACTTTTTAGTGCATCTTCGCTGTTTTTTAATTGACCTAACGTGACCTTGATACTCATGATCTTTGTTCCTTATGATTGTTAGAGATTGTCGAAATTAAACACCGTAATAGTCTGTAAGAACTCCTTTTGTAAAAGTGAGATTCGTTATTTGTGCATTCAATTCATCATACATTTGAAATTGAACTGTTTGACCGACATTCGTTCCGATCTTAAAATTTGTTGTATTGATAACAAAATCAGAAGCTGAAATACTTGCATGAACGGTACTACCGGCATCAGCCGTAAAAATAATCTTCTGTGAGTTTCTGATAACTAAATCATCAACAGTAGCGCCGGTAACTAAAGCATTAGCAGCCCAAGCGTTACCCAAAATTCCTTTGTAAGCACTATACTTTTGGATTCCAAAACCTCCCCAAGAATTAGCCGTGACACTATTTGAGATGAAAAGATTATTAGTTCCGACTGAAGTAATATTTCCGGTGGCTATGAGCGTACCGATATTGTTTACATTTCTGGAACTATCAATAACCGTATTGCTGCCAATACTCAGAGAAGTAAAATTCGGAGTAGAAGAAACCGAAACCGTAACATCACCGGTTCCGGTATCAACACCGGTGGAAGAAAGAGAGATATTTGTTCCCGCAATTAACCGGCGAATCATAGCTTCACCGGTCTGCGTTATATTAACATCACTGCGTTTAACCCCACCATCTTTAATTTGTTCCGATTTAACAGATGTTTTTGCCAAGAGAATTAGCCTTTTAGTAGATATACGTTACTAAAATCAAATCATCTGCAAGAGGAGCAGTGAGCATGGTGATCGTTGCACCGGTAATGGTGTAATCATTTCCGGCTCCGGCGTTTTGTAATACACCGTTTAAGAAAACCATCTCATCACCGGCAGAAGGCGCATGAGCCAAAGTAAAGGCGGTGTTGCTTCCATTCATCAATCCGCCGGGAATTTCCCGAACAACATAATTTGCAGTAGTTAGTTTAGCGTTTAATTGTGTCTGGATGGGAGAGGTAACGCCCGAAACATAACCCAACTCGGTTGAACTGACTGTGGAAACTGCAACTTTACCGCTTGCATCGGAGATCAAAGCTTTGCTGATGGTTAGATTTGTAGCGGTGATCGTTGTTGCTGCGCCGGTAATAGCAGCTTGTTTGTTATTGAACGTATTCCAGTCAGCAGTTGCTAAATAACCGCTAACAGTAGAAGTAGCAACTTTAACCTGGATCGATAAACCGGCTCCAATAACAGCGCCCGTTCCTCCGGTGATGGTTAAAACCGATGAAGTAGATTCAGTAAGGTTTCCCTTAGTGAGTGTAGCTTCCTTTGCATTCAACTGAGTTTGGATCGCTGAAGTAACACCGTTCAAATAACTGAACTCGGTATTATCAACTAAACCTCCACCAATTTTAAGAGCATCAATACCGGTTGGTAGATCTGTTGCAGCGAGAGAAGTTCCGGCGGTAACTCTGCCATAAGCGTCTGTTGTAACTTTGGTATAAGTTCCGGCTGTTCCAACAGTAGCAAGGCTTAACGTATTTCCGCTTTTAGAAATACCGGTACCGGCAATAATTTGTCCAGCACCGGAGAATTGAACAAATTGAATATCAGAACCAATATCATCAACCAAATCTGAAACGCCATTGTTAGAAGTACAAACGAAACCGTTATCACCGTTTACCGTTCCTTCCTCGACAAATACAAATGATCCACCGACATGCGTTGCAGCTGCAAAATCAGATGCTCTTGTCCATGCACCGGAAGCAGCAACATAAATACCGTTTAACCTTGAATCGGCTTCATCTTTTAATAAAATACGATCTCCGGCTAACAAGGTTATACCGTCAACTGTAAGCAAACCACTTTTGGTTGCTATTTGTGCCGTACTTGCACAACGAACAGAACGTTTTACATCCAAACCAATTGACATATTATCAACATAGTTTTTAGTAGCCGCATCTTGCGCTGAAACAGGATCAGCAAGGTTTGTAATTTTGCGATTATTGAAGTTTAGATCGGCATTAATTTTTAACTGCCTTGATACTTCGATTTTCGTTGTTGCCATTTGAATACCTCACAAAAAAATTAATAAGAATAATTAACTAAGAGAACATCATCGGCTAACGGCGGGAAATTAAAAACAATCACCGCACCGGAGACCGTAAAATCATTTGTTGGACCAACATTCATTAACATACCATTTAAGAAAACCATGAAATTGTTTTCAAATGGAATATGTGATAAAACAAAAACTGTATTGCTGCCATTCATAGAACCGAAAGGAACTTCATTAAAAACCGAAAGATCCAATCCGTTAGGATTGGGATTGATCTGAGGGATCGAATGATTGTAGTTCAACAAATATTCTAACCTCTGATAACTTAATGAAGCGGTCGGGAATGATAAATTTTGAATTGCAGCATAAAGGTTATTCTGCGCTGTATCATTCAAATCATTAAAGAAATCATAGTAAGCAAATAGGTTAGCAAAATCCGGTAAACTTATACTTGAATAATTTCTCGGAGTATTGAGACTAAAAAAATATTGCGTAACCATATCGGCAGAATCATGATAAGTGTCAATCGTGTTGGCGATGCCTAATGATTGAACTCTTTGTGCATGAAACTTATTTATGACGGTATAAAAATCTGTGATATCCAATTTTACTTTAACTTTTTATAGTATTGTAATTCTTTGACTTTGTACAAAAGTGAATTCAAATATTTAATTCTCTGCCTATAATGGAACTCATAAAGTTCAATGATCGGTTGTTTCATCAAAGCTTTATAGTTTAAATAATTCCCGTTCGATAATTCCAAAGGAATTGTTGAAAGAGAATAATCAATTGACGGCTCAAAATGTTCATAGGGAAACTTCTGGAACTTCTGTAATTCATCATTTGCTTTTTCCTCTATTGGATTGATTTCAGCAAAGAGAATATTCCATTGAGCAACAAATTTCCCTCTGAACCGAAAAAATCAGATAAAGAATCAAGTATCTGCGCCGGTGGAACAATTTTAAGAAAATCAACCGAAGGGGGATTTTCTTGTTCATCAGCAAGATATAATTGCATTAAAACAAAAACGCTTCCGGTTCTAAAAAGAAATTTTATTAACGATACCGGAGTAGAAATATCAGCTTGGTTCAACTCTGCAAAAACATCAGTGAACAAATGGAAATTCTCAAACGAAATTGATTTGTAAGAAAATGTTTTACTATTCAAAACATGTTCTTTAGGTATAGGGAGTATTATTTTCTCCGGCTCAATGTTTTTTTTATCTCTCTTTTTCATCTGTTCCTTAAATGATAAATATAAATGATCGGGATAGGGGATTAGCCTATCTCAACGAATATGAATTAATTAAACTGCAACATCAAGTTTATCGATTCCAAGTTCCTCGGAAGGAGTACCAACTAACGAAGCGCGTAAGCTTTCAAACCGGTTACTAACCATATCATAAACTCCAACAGGGACAGAATGATGAATAGTTTCAGGAGCAGTTTCCGGAACAGTGGTTGGGGTAGAATAAGCCCAAGGCGAATTTCCATAAGAAAGATCACCCCAAGGGTTAGGATCGTAAACGTCTCTAATATTTCTGACAAATTTCTTACCAGAAATGATCGTTTTTGTATTTCCGTCTTTATCAAAAACATCATCAACCGTGATCTGGATGTAAACATCTTTGATGTAATATTGAAGCGGATGCAAGTTGATCGTACAAAGTTCATTCTTGAACTTTTCGATTTGGAATCTTGAATACATTTGGATCGATTCAATACTGAATTCAAAGTCATAACCTCTCTGAAATTCAGAGCCATCACCCAATCGTCTAACATTTGGAGTGAGTTTCACCTTTACACCGGCTTCAGGGAAATAACCGAAATTCAACATTTTATTGTTCCCGGCTGTAACAAAGGCATTTTCCTCAACCGTACCTCCTTGTGCGGTAGTTCTTGCATAAAGATTTTGATTTGTTTGGATCAAAACATCTGAGATAAAAGCATTAAGAACTTTGTCTTTATCCCTTTTCAGATTTATAACTTGTAATGCCATAGAAAAACTCCTAGTAAAAAATGATAATTAGTTTAACGCTAAAAGAAAGAGACTGAAAACAATGGCTGTGACAGTTGAACCAAAGAGAAAATTATTATGCCATAAAGGAGTTAACTCAGTCACTAAACTTTTATACGATGTTTCTTTCTGAATGAATAATGTTTCCTTTGCCTTATACTCCAAAATGATTTTCGCGTACTGTGATAACAGCAAAGAATTCAAAGAATCTTGTTCTACAAGAAAATCATGTTCATTAAGGGCATTGGCGATCTGTCTTAGCTCATCATTAGTTAAACTGTTGGACTGACCGTAAGTCTTGTAGTTGCTTCCTAATAAAACGAACAAGAGAACTATCGTTATGGAGCGAATCGATCTCATAAAATTTCTGTGTGTAATAGTTTTTGATTTCTGTTTTTTTGTTAGAGATGATCTGAACACTGTCTAACCGCGATTGTGTTACTCCATTTATTGAATCAATCTGGACAGTGAGAGACCGGATTGAATTTTCAAAAGTCATATCGTCCGATTTAATTCTATCATTTATAGCAGTAAGAAAAACGATGTTGAAAATGACTAACCCTAATAACATGGCGAACGAAACAATATGAATCGGTTTTATCTGCATGGTCAACCTCTCCAAACCGCCGGTGAAAGTCTTCCTAACAGCCCTCTGGTGTCAACGTGAATGAATTTGTCATACAAACCAATACCGCACAATGTAGGTTTAACATGAAACAATTTGCCATTGAACTCAAAATCAAATTGATATTTGCCTCTTAGAAAATCAGCATAGATGGTATGTAAAATATTAGTTGTTAAATTCACCGGGGCGAAATCAATTGCATTGAACGAAAGATGCAACGAACCGGATTTACCGTTGACCTCTAAATTGTGTTTTGCACTACGAAAAGTAGAATTAAATTCAATCGGAATACCGATATCATCTCTAATCAACTGCATAAGCTTCAAAGTTGGGGCAATATTCGGAATTAGAATAAGCGGAATATCTCTTTCAAGATTACCGTGCAAGACTTCTTCAACAGAAAAATTTGTAATTCCGTTTTTAACAATTATTTCATTGATCATGTTTTATTAAAATCCTTAGCGTTAAGTAATCCCAAACCCGAAACGAAGAAAGGGGAAGCTGTTACCCAATCATTCGATCTAAATCCGATCAATAGACCAAAACCAATTGACAGAACACCGAAGAAAGATGTTTTCCAGTGAGATAAAAAGTTTTTCATTAGCCTACTCTCTTTAAGATTTCTTTAACATCAGATTCAACGGTCGTTAATTTCTTCTCAATATTTTCGACTTTCGTTTCCAGCCTTGCGCCGGAAACATTTGAATAAGAAGATTGATTGCTAGCATGCATAGCAATTTTATTATCGATTAATTCAGCAGCTTCTACCTTATCGATTTTATTTTTCATTTGAGTTTTGATCACACCATAATTGACACCAATTAAAACGGTGGAAGTAAGAATAAGCCCGAAATTTTGGTGAAAGAATTGTGAGAAGGTTAATTCCATAAATATTTTCTTAATTAAACTATTTGAGTAAAAGAATATTCAGTTTCAAAAAAGATCGAATGCTCAAAAACCCCATATTTATCTTTGTATTGTTTCAGTTCATCTTTAATAATTCTGAAAGGTTTCATCTTAACTTCGTCCATATTTGTTCCATTGATCAATAAAACAACATCATTGAAAACAATCAACGATTGATCATCTTGAATCAGACTTTGATAAACTACGGACACTTTGAATTGAGATTTAGCTACAACTTTTGAAGGAAGATTTATGTTATTCGGAGAATAAGAATAAATTGAACCTTCGTAAGACAAAAGAATACTTCCCGAAGTGATCAAAGCTTCATCGATCGTCATACTGCTTTTCAAGTAGGGAAAGAGGAAAGTCTGCGCTTCAAGGATCCCGGAGAGAAAAGCTTTCAATACTAAAGGATTAATCATAAATGAACATCCTTGAGTTCTCAATAGCAACTTCACTAACTGAAGAGTTCACAAACTGAGGTAATGAAAGAGCATCTAATTTTTGTTGATTTATCGACAAAAGATTTTCTCTGTGCTCTTTGCAAGCATCCTTAATTGATGACGGAACAGGGAGGACGCCTCTCCGTTTATAAACATATTCAGCAGTGAAGTCATTAACCATATTTTGTACGAGAACGGAGTCATAATCGGGATTCGATAAATAGAGAGCGACTTCCGCCTCAGCTTGTTTGATACATTGAACCAAACGCAAGGAACAGACATCCGATTCAAGACCAAAATCAATTAGGTTAGTCGCTCTCTTTTCATCGTTCAAAAGATTGGAGATCAACTCTTTTGAGTAGAACTTAAAGAATCCCGAAATAGACTGCATACTTAAACTTTAGATTAAACCAATTTAACTCTGATAAGCTGATCAGCACCGGTTGCAGCATCCATAGCATAGCCATTGAGAGCTCCGGCAACTTTGGTAACTGCTTTACTTGCTGCATCGGAAGAAATTTCTGCACCAACGACTACGGCAGCGCCCGACTTTACAAGCGCGATACCGACAACAGCTACAGGAGCTTGCTCATCAACTAACACGTTTTCAGCTAATATTCCAAGAGACTTTTCATTTGCGGCGCAAAGAGCACCGGTAAACCCGATAAAAAGGTTTTTCTTTGTAGAAAGATCGACTGCAGCTTTGATTGAAGTGGTCAAAATTATTTGTTCGGTTTTCATTTAACATTCTCCATAAAATTGATTTGTCACAAATAGTAATTAAAAATATCCCGTTAGTTTTTTCTTTGTCTTCCACGACCGGGTTTAGAGCTGATAGTTTCCGGTTCAATCTGAACGGAAGGAGGGACATCAGCTTCATTTACCGGGACTAAAAAAGGAGCAAACGCCGGTTCAAAGAAATCTACAATCGAGCCTTCACGAATTATTTTTTTATTTCTGTAAAGATCAGTCCCGACTACTTTGTAGTATTTCTTCGTTGGTTGTCCCGACGATCGGGGTAAATCGTCGGGTGAATTTAATGGATCTAAATTCTCTTGTACCATAAAAATCTCTTTCCTTAACTAGTCAGCGAACAGTTATGAATTTGTATCATTAATTAAGAAACCGGCGTCAGCTCCAACAATAAGCGCCTGGAAGATGTCGGTATTTCTGACGAACTCAACTTTGTTCCCTTCACCGGCATAGACATCAACGATCGGGAAATTTCTTTTCTTGAACGTATAACCAAACGAAGGTTCGTACAAACTTCTTTCAACGTTGGTAGCTTGTCCCGGAATGTAGGCAAGGACAACATTATCGGACCAAACATCAGCAAAGACATCATCATCGGAAGAGTAGACAGCTTCACCGATAAAAAGATTTGGGATCTCCAGGAGAGATGCAAGGAGAGCCGGAGTCATGATGGCATGCTGGGTGTAACGTATCTTCTCCAAAATCTTCGGATGGTTTTTCAAGGCAGAATAAGCAGAAGCCCCAATGATGGCGACATTAGGACGCTTAGCAATCTTCGCTCGAACAGCCTCTTTAGCAGATTCAAAGATGTGAACAGGATTACTTGCATCATTATCAAACTTATCTCCGGCTGCAAGAGTCACTTTATTCCCGACTGGAAAAGATGCAAGGTTCTGAACAAGATCAGCTACTTGTTTTTCCAAACGGAGTTTTATCGTTTCCGTGGTCACATGAGTTGCATAAACTTTTAAGTTTCGGATATCTTCCGCTACCTCACGGTAATCCATAGGATAAGCGATATCATGTTCAGTTAAAGAGTATGGGAGAGTATTGATCCCTTCCGGATTGATAACATTTGAATTTGCCCGAATAGCTCTTTCCGTATTGTAAATTTTAAAAGCTTCCTTGTTAAACAAAGGAACTTTCCCTCCTTCTTTTTCAACAAACACCTCGGGGAAGAGTTGTGAAGCAACTAAATTTGGTTGTGAAAACCCTCTTGCAAGGGAAGTTAATACCGGATCAACGATCCTTTTATTTAAGAGCGACATTTTTACCTCGTTATATGAATTACGAATTAGGAATTACGAATTAGGAATTAAACACAATCTTTGCTGCCTCAGCATAAAGGATATTTTTCTCTTTAGCTGTGGCTAATATTTTTTTGTGAAGAATTAAACTTTCTTCATCGACATTGAAATCGGAAAATGAGATATCTTCCTTGGAGTTATTCTCACTTTTCACGGCAAATTCCTTCGTCAAGTTCAAAGTTGAAATTTCGTTGGTCAAACTCTTTACAACTTCAAGAGGATCACCAACAGAACCGTCAGAAAAGTTAAAACTATTCGATAATTGAGATTCATTGAAATTTACCGTCGAGACGATCTCAACTAATTTCATCAAAGAATTTTTCATTGGTACGGTGATATTTCCATACGCCAGTTTTTCCATCAGATAAATTTCAAACTCCGAAATTCTCTGCTTTACATACGACTTTGAAAGCTGCAAACGTAAATTTGTTTCCTCATCCGGGGTAATCACTGCAGCAGCTTCGGGTGAAGTAAAATTTTCTGTCGAAGGAACAACACCGGCTGATTCCGGAATGATTTCCGCCTCCTTAACTTTTAACGGTGTAGAAACTACTTCGGGGATTACCGGCTCTTCCGTTAAAGGCAAATCTTCTTGATCGGCAAACTCAGATATTTCAAAAGTTTGCGTTTCTGTATTAGCTTCAAATGCTAAATCTTGCATTCCCTTAACTGCAGGAGGTACAGCACCTAAAAAGCCGACATGTCGCAAAGTGTTATCCGGGTTTATTGCGATCGATCGTTTTTTGAATAGTCCATCCTTGATAGCTTGTTCAAATTCCGGGACGATACTTTTTGCTTTAGCGAAGAGAGAAGAACCAAACCTTTTTACTTCACCAACCCATCCGTAAGCAGGTTCATTTGTTTTCGGATGTCCGATAACCAGGGGAGCTTCCGAATGTTGGGGATTATAATTAGAGGCAATGGTGTCAAGGTCGGCTTCCGTGTAAGTGTGCTCCACTCCGGCTGAATCGATGTGAGTTCCGCTTTTAAATATCTCAAACCATTTGGTCATATTTTTACTCAGTATTAATAAATTTATTAAGTATCTGGGCAAAATATAATATAAAACTGCCTATATACAAGCAGATTTATTAAGTTTGTAAAAAATAATTAAGGTTTTTATGAGTGCGGAGCAAGTAAATGAGATACCGGAGCATGATAAAGTGTCAAAATCCACAAAACCGGTATATCTGAATGAAAAACAATTGGTCAAGATGGGACAATTAGGATTATCCAATCGGGTGATAGCTTTTATTACCGGATGTGACGAAAAAACCATTCGAAACAAATATGCTGATGTGATCGAAAAGGGGAGAAGTCAGTTAGTCAGAAAGATAAACACCAAACTCATTGAACTTGCCTTGAAAGGAAACATCACTGCTATTATTTGGGCGGGGAAACAGTTCTGCGGACACTCCGACACATTACAAATTCCTCCAAATCAATCATTGACCGTATTGAAACAAACCATTAATACGAATACAAAAGGGGAAGTAGAAATACGGAACGAAACGAAAGAGATTGAATCTACATGAGTGAGTTAGAATTAAATTACTTGCCGAAACAAGCTGAACTGTTTGAAGATCCCGCACGATTCAAAGTTGTGGGGAAAGGTCGGCGTTTCGGACTTACGCGCGGAATGGCACTTCATGTGATCGAGAATTGCATTGATGGGATAAGTCCGATACTTTGGGTTGATACTGTGAACTCAAATATCGAAAGATATTTTGACCGATATTTTTTACCCGTACTGAAAGCACTACCAAAAACCGCTTGGAAATACAATCGGCAAAAAGGGGAGTTAAAGATTTACAATTCAGTGGTTGATTTCCGCTCTGCAGAGTCACCCGAAAACATTGAGGGATTCGGATATCGATTGATCATCATCAACGAAGCCGGAATCATTCTTAAGAACAGAAGACTCTGGGAAGAGAGTATTCGTCCTATGGTGATGGATTACGGTGCAAATGTAATTATTGGGGGGACACCGAAAGGGAAAAAACACAAAGGAGAAAAACATTTGTTTTATGAACTTTATCAAAGAGGGTTGGCAGACGGTGTTCGATGGAAGTCATTTAACTATTCGACTTACGATAATCCACTCTTGAATAAAGCCGATGTGGATGAAGCTGTCTCAGAAGTTTCTCCATTATTAAGAGATCAAGAGATCTATGGAAAGTTCATTGACACTTTTTCAAAGGGGATTATCCGCAAAACATGGCTCCCGACTTTTGATTATGATTTTCGTTCACGAAAAATACTTAAACTTATTCAAGCCTGGGATACTGCATTCAAAGCGAAAGAAGAGAACGATTATTCCGTATGTCAAACATGGGCATTAATGGAAGATGAAATACTTCTTGTTCACCAATGGGTTGGAAAAGTAGAATTCCCCGAACTTAAAAAGAAGTTCATTGAATTGTACCATAATATTCCGGGGGTCGAGGAAGTTCTTATTGAAGATAAGGCTTCCGGTCAATCTCTTATTCAAGAAATGGAAAGAGAAACAACCATCCCGATCGTAAAAATAAAACCCGATACAGATAAAGTAAGTCGTGTCCATGCAGTTACACCTATCATGGAACAAGGGAAAGTTAAAGTCTACAAGTATCTCGATTACTTAGATATTTTTTATGAACAGAGCGAAGAATTCCCAAACGCTGAACACGACGACTGCGTAGATGATATGAGCCAATCATTACTATATCTAAAACCCTTCTTGGGGAGGAAAACAACTATCGATCACGTCTCGGCAAATCTTGGGATGGCATCACTAGCAGCCCAATATAAAAATCTCTTTTTCAATTAATCAGTTTAGGTACACCATGAAATCTCTTTTAACAAACGAAATGGCAAATAGAAAAAGCAATGCTTTCTATACTTCGTTAAGTAAAATTCTTCCCGATCCCGACACGTTGCTGATTGGTTACAGAAACCCGATAGAGCATTATAAAAAACTGACAAATGATCCTCACTTATCGGGAGTCATTATTCAAAGAAAAGCATTCGTTAAAGCGATGGAACATGAGTTCACAGCGAAAATGAAAAACACCAAAGAGATGGAACTCCTTTTTGAACAATTAGAATTAAATGATCTGATGAACCAGGTTCTCGATGCTATTTTATACGGCTATACTGTCCATGAAATAATTTGGGAATTCAAAGATGGAAAATATTTTCCAAAAAGAATTGAAGAAAAACCGCAAGATTGGTTTGCCTTCGATAATGAAAATGTATTGAAATTAAAAAATCCACATAAGATGGATGATCTAATTGATCTCCCCGATTATAAATTTATTCTCTCACAGCATAATCCCTCCTATATGAATCCCTATGGAGAAAAGCTCATTAAGAAATGCTATTGGAATGTTAAGATGAAAGCCAATGCGGTAGAGTATTGGTCGTACTTCATTGAGAAATTCGGTTCCGGATTTTTGGAGGGAGAACTTCCTCAATCGATGTATGAAGGGAAGAAAGATGAATTTCTCAACGATTTGGTTGCACTAAGAAAGACTGGTGTGATTGTAAAAAGGGAAGGGGCAAAGATCAATATTCTGGAGTCTAAGACCAAAGGAGGAAGTTCTTCAGCCTTCAAAGAATTCACTGATTTTCATAAAGAAGAAATCAGTCTTGCGATCTTGACGGAAACACTTACTTCCATTGCCAAGAACATTGGCTCTTATGCACAATCAAAAACCCATCAAGAGATGATCGAAACCGTCATCGAACCGGATAAAAAAATAGTAGAAAAGTTTTTCAAAAAGTTGATCGGTTATTATAACACTCTTAACTACGGTAACATCGAAACGACAAAGTTCATGCTATTCTCCAAGAAAGAAATCGATAAAAATTTGGCTGACCGGGATAAAGTATTATCTGATCAAGGAGTTAGGTTCACAAAAGAATATTATATGAAAAACTATAACCTAAAAGAAAGTGATTTTGATCTAAAAGAAACGGAGACGGTAAAGGTGAATTAGTTGGTAGAAGGATTATCGATTATTTGGGAAAAGTATTTTTGATACTCATTAATAACAGTAGCACAGGTTGTAAATCTGTGCTGCTGTTTGAAATAAGTTTGAACTATTTCAATAAAATGAACTTCTTCGTATCCGTAAATTTACCAGCATTTAACGTGTAGAAATACATTCCGCTTGCAAGTTGTTTCTCACTAGTTGTAAACTGAGCGTTGTAACTTCCGGGTTCTTTCCACTCGTTTACAAGAGTTGCAACTTCGTTTCCAAGAACATCGTAAACTTTTAAGGTAACAAATCCTTTTGAGGGTATTTGATAATTTATTTCTGTGCTCGGGTTAAAGGGGTTAGGATAATTCTGGGAAAGACCGTATTCCTCAATGACTGTTTTTTCGGTTTTGTCATGTCTAACAATTTTTTGCTGATAATAACTTACCCCATTACCAGTAAGATGAGAAGTTTCGCCTGATTCATAGCTGTTTAGGTCTTCTGCTTTAACCCAATATGCGGCAACATCTGTTCCGGTTTTATAGTTAGCCGTAAATGTATTGTCAGTATAGGAATAAGTTGTAGCACTTTTTAATTCCGATCCACTAAACAATACATTCCCATCTGAATCCTTATACTCTTTGAAAACTCTATAACCAGCAATATCAGGCTCCGGATTTGCATTCCATGTTAACACTGGGCTTTGATTTAATGGAAATGAAATTTGATTGTTTTGTGGAACAGAAGGAATCGCATCGTACTGAAGGTATCTCAAATCCTGCATTTCACGATGCCACATAACAAATAGATCGTTTGTAGTAGACGAAATTCTTGGGTATCCCCATGTGGAGATAATATTCTCATCTCCCCAATTACTTCCATCATAAGTAGTATGAACCGTATTCTGACCACCACCACAATAAACGAGATGTATTTTGCCATCAGCAGTATTTGCTACAGAAAGTATCTCCGTGTTATCCCCGCCAGTATATACAACATGTTCAGATGACCAAGTTGTGCCACTTAAATCTCTTGTTTTCGCACAAAGTTTAAAAACCCCATCATATCTATAATAGAAATCGAAAAGCTTCGTTGAACCTGCATGTAGTTTTTCGATGTACGAGTTACTACTTAATATCTCTTGTGGTGATTGCCAACTACCATTATATCTGTCTCTGCTTTTTGCAGCTCTAGTATTATCGCAAGTGTTATAACCCACGTGCACTCTATTAGAAGAAAATGTTACCGTAGGTAAACCGCCAATAGTAGATACAACTTCGTAATCTACCCAACTTAAATTACTTTCGTATAATCTGTGGTAGTACGTTTCAAAATTAGAACCATTATCCATGGTCGCCCAAACTATGTGGACACCTTGGTTAGTTTCATAAACTGCATCAACACCATTGCAAGTGTTTGAACCGATACTGATATTATTCGGCATATCTGCCCAAGAGGCACCGCCATTGGATGAAGATTTCCCTTTGATCAAAGACCCAACTTGATAGAGAGCGTAAATCTTGTTATTTGAACCAACGATGTTCGGAAAGTCCGCGCCTGTTTCTAATGTTGCGGTTTTGTTGGCGTCAACAGTACCGGCTGAATTAAGATTATAATACATGATAGTACCGTTTGATTTTTTAATAACAAGATGATTCCCGTCCTTGTTAGTGAACAAATCCATCTGTGAAAAAGTCCCCTCATTGATAGTGGTTATAACCGTAGCATTCCAACCTTGACAAAAGGAGATAGAATAGAACAAAGCCATTAATAAAAATATCTTTTTCATTTTTTTATTCCTTCCCCGTTTTTTACGGGTTAAATTTTATTTTAGTAAAACTGTTTTAATTGTTTTTTGATAGCTTCCTGCTATCATTTGAATAAAGTAAACGCCTCCCGAGAGGAGGTTACTTTTATCGTCTTTTCCGTTCCATTGAACTGAGTGTTCTCCGGCAGAAAGATTTTCTTCGATTAATGTTGTTATTTCTTTCCCTAAAATATTATAGACTTTTATTGAAGTAGTAATTGACCGGCTTAATGTAAAACTAACGGTTGTTTTTGGATTAAACGGACTTGGATAATTCTGCTGCAGACAGAAAGTGTATTGAAACTGATCACTTAATTCAATTGTACTTGTGGTAGTATCGGGTTTGTAAATTACTGTTGCAAATTGGCCTTTACTTAAATTTGGATTAAAATTATACTTTACGTGCATCATAGACAGCAAAACTTCGTAGCTGCCGTTATTTTGTAAATCTGCCATTGTTGCGCCATAGTACCTGTCAAATTCATCAGGCGGATGGTTTCCATCTTGTTTAATATAATAAACCTCATATGTCTGATGGGATTGACTTCCATTGAATTTTAGAATCAAGAAATTGCCGTCTATACAAATAGCAACTTCATCAATACCGTCTTTATCAATATCAATAGCTTGCATTGTTCCGGCATCCCAGGCGAGTGCACCAATCAGATCAATCTTACCTACAGCTTCATAACTGTTATCACCGTTAGTTTCAAACAGTGTTATTCTGGTTTTGGCACCATCATCATAAAATGCATTACCTAGAACCCAGAATTCGGGTTTCCCATTTCTGTCTATGTCGTGTGTCCAAGTATGTGTATAAGCTCCGTAAGTTTCTACCATCCCTTGCCAACTGTGTGTGTATTGGTTATCTCCTTGGTTCTCAATTACATGTACAGCTCCAGAGCCGGTACCAAAAACAATATCCGTTTTACCATCAAGATCAAAATCAGCTACTGAAAAACCGGAAACTGCTAATGGTCCATTCTCAACTGTTTGAAATTGGTAAACAGAATCAAACGTCTTTGTTGCAGAATTGTACTCATAAATATGCATTCTTCCCCTTCCAGCCCCTGCAGCACAAAGTAAGTCGGTTTTTCCGTCATTGTCATAGTCACCTAACTGGGCATCATTCATTTGATAATATTCACCTTGAGGAATAAACGCAAAATCAAGTAGTGTGGCTAAAGAATTATCGTTTGGTTTTGAGAAGAAGCGTTGTGAAGGGATTACACCCCACACTCCACCCATTCCAAGGTGAACTTCCTCTTTTCCATCTTTGTCAAAATCGTAGATATTCCAACAATCCATAACTGAATCATATTGATGTACAAACTGAAACTTGCCTGTATTATTGAGTTCATAAACAGTTACAGGTTCATATTCTGTATTATAAAGTTTTCTTGCACCATATAACTCAGGTCTCCCATTCTTATTTACATCGCCTATCATCGTATGGTTAAAACCAAGATTACTAATAGGTACTTCCTGCCAGTATTTGTATTTTTGATAATAAAGCATCGTGTCAATCGAATTGAGGTCTATTATTGTGCTGTCGTAAGTTGGTGAGTGGATTGTTTTTTGCAAAGCGTTTGTAATTGGCGGTTTATAATCGCCAATGTTTTTATAGAGAGTTATACCGTTCCGGTATTCGAGTTTAAGTATGTCTTTTTCTACTTCTGTAACTTTAATATCCTCACGGGTTTTTAACTGCTGTAGCTTTTCTTGTCTGCTTTGCTGTGCAAAAGAAAAAAAATTAACTACCACCAACAACCAACAAACCACTATCTTTTTCACGTTTAATACCTTAAAAATATTTAGGGAAAGCTCCCGGCGCTCCTTGCGCGGGAGATAACAACAATCTCTTTAGCAAAGTTATATAAAACCTGTCGGATAGTTTTGGTGAATGAACGAGAGGAAAAATGATTGAATGAATATTTGTATAAAAACTTCGGGAGTTTCATAAACGAGAGGAAGTAAAGAGAGAAATACATTTAGCTGCATCTTTCCCTTCCACCACCGCTGATAAGAGAGGAATCCGCTTCCCACGGATTGTATAAAACTATGTCTAGAAAATTACCCAAGCTTCCTTCATTAGTTAAATAGCTAAAACTATTTTATTGAATTGATCCTTTGTTCAAGTATTTATTGTCGCACTTGTGTTTCTATTCTTTTCTTTGGGGTTTGGGGTGGTCTATCAGTAACCCGCACATAATTCATACGGTCTTAGTATTAATTATCTTTGCTTAAATGAAAAATAAAGTAAACAAATTAAAAAAGCAAGTTTATTTTATTCCACGCATTTATTTGCAATTGACAAAGAAGGATATAATTTTTATAAACAATCGGGGATAGTTTTTATTAAATAATGAGGAGTATCAATTTTCAATTGTTCAGTTGTAAAATACTCCCTCTTCGAAATTTTAAGTTGATAAAAAACTTACTGAATGGGACAAAATCATTTCTGTTCAAATGTTAAAAATGTCTGTGCAGCTTTCCGCAAGAGATATAAAAAGGATTTATGAGGGGAAAAAGCGGAACATTTAAGAGGTTTGGCGTGGTATTTTGGCGATAAGCAAAAGAAAAACCATGTACAAGCCTCATCTGTATTTGCAGCTAAGGGAGGGGCAAAAATAGGTAGTTTGCATAATGTCGATTTATCTTGCAGACACTTCAACTACCCCTATTAAGTCTGCAAGATAATACCGCATTATGTAAAGGTGAAAAATCAAAATTACTTTGTACCTCGTAATCAATCAGAAATAATAATTTTGATTTATCACCGTACTACCGTAAAGTTTTTGCCTCCTCCCGCAATGTTTTGAGATTAAAGAAAACCTTTCAATTCTTCCAATTGTATTCCGGCGATAAAACGGAATGGGTTAAACCGTGATTAGCGGTTTAAGAGGGAATTCCGTTTTAGCCAAGGTTATGCCGGTGTATTTATGAGATTACTGCAGCAGGTAGCACCGCAGGTAAACCGATGGAGCGCAGGGAGGGAGCGATAGCGACTGACCGGAGCGAATCGAAAGACTTTGAAATTCTTTGCGGAATTAAAGGAAGCAAAGAATGAAGGAATTTTGAGAACGAACGATAACGATGAATTAAAATTCCGAAACTGCGATTTACATTTTGAGTTTGCGATGAATTTTTCCCGGAATTTAAGGAAGGGAAAAATTAGCAAAAGTAAGAACGGAACGATGAATTACTTTTGCGTTTCGTTTTTTAATCATTTATGCTAGCGAAGGGATTTTCCGTCGCAAATAAAACATATTGCAAAACCTATAACGGAAAATCCCGAAGCGGAGATGAGTTAGAAAATTAATACCTCTTGTTTGACTTCATTTTCTTTAGGTTCGTGATATGATTTTTCCGGTAAGTGCATCGATTCCTTTGGTTTGTAGTGAACATTTTCAAATGTATGTATGGGTTTCATGTAGCGCAAAGTAGTTATACCGGTTAATCCTCCACGATTTTTAGCAATTATGACTTCAAAATATTCTTCTTTGCATAAACTCTCACCATTCACACAAACCATATTGATTTCTTTGCCATCGTAAGGATCAATCTTGTAATAATCAGGACAATGCAAAAGTAAAACTTGTCTTGCATCTTGTTCAATGGCTCCGCTTTCCCGAAGGTCCGAAAGCTGAGGGCGTTTGTCATGTCTGGCTTCGTTGTTACGATTCAACTGACTGAGCAGAATGATCGGAGTACCGGTAGTCTTCGCGAACTTCCGAAATTCTTCTGAGATTTGTGCGATAACGAGATCGTGTCTTGAAGAAACTTTATCTTTTGGATCATCCGCTTTGATAAGCTGCAAATAATCGATGAAGATTGCATGGATATTATGCTGTACTTTCCATTTATTGATCGTAGCCATGATCTTCTTAGGAGTTTGGTGTGAATCCTCGTCTATCTGGTAGTTTTGTTCTCTGAGGCGATCTGTGGCATTTTCTACGAGTTGCATTTCAGCTTCTCCAAGATTACCCGATTCGATTAAAACAGAATCACATTTAGTCATAGCTGAAACATCCCTTACGATCAAACTTTCTGCATCCATTTCGATTGAGATAATTCCGGTTTTATAACCTTGTGCAATGAGATTCCGATTACATTGCTGCATGAAAGCAGTTTTACCGATACCCGGTCTGGCTCCAATGACACAAACAGATTTTTTATGAAATCCGATGATGATGTTATCAATGTTTTTTATTCCGGTGGGAATGTATTGGTGGGATTTACCCGATTTAGCTTCACGTACATTTGCAATAAATATATCAATGTTTTGATCCATCGACTTATCCATAACATATTTCTGGAAATACTTGTAAATGATCTTTGTGATTCTCTCGTTTACATCGTGCGCTAAATCCAATCCTAAAAGATTTGATGTCTGAATGTCTTTTGCAATTATCGCCAGATCGTTTGTTACATTCTGATCAAGTAAGTGTTTAACAAATGGCATCACTTGTAATTCGTAAGAAGAATTGCCTAAGAAAAGGATAAAATTTTTCAGTTCTTTGTTTGTACTTGGGATCAAATATGCATACAAGTCAACATGGTTAGGGAACTTATCTTTTTCGAACACATATTTTAACGCTGCATTATATGCATCCTTGCATAACTGACTTTGAAAAATATCATCCGTAAGTCCAAACGAAATTACCTCTGCAAAATTATTTTCTGTTTGCAAAATTGAAGCAATGATTTTTCTCTCATAAGCAATTCGTTCTTTAGCATCCATCATTTTTGAAAATCCTCAAAAGTAGGGGTTAAATTTCTGTACTGTGCAGGCTTCTCCGAAGGTGTAGTTGGAACAGCTATTTTGTGTCCAGGGTTAGTAAGAATTTTTTCAATGTAAGCGATGTTCCTTTTAGCTATTGGCAAACTAGAAACATCGATAAAAACAGATTTTACTTTTTCAAAAGAATATTGCTTAATTAATTTATCTGCTCGTTCTAGTACAGAATCATTCATGTCGTTTTCATTAATTCTAAAAAAAGAAAATAGAGATAGGGTAGAGTTCCCTTCTATTCTATTCTCTTCTTTTAAACTATCTTCTATTCTATTAGGCGTGAGTACTCCGTGAGTGCTCACTGATTCCTCAATGAGTATTCCATGAGTTTTTGACGCTAACTCCTTGAATAATATATGCGAAGGTTTCGGGAATGAAGTTGGTGTCGGTCTGTTGATCGTTTGATACTCTCTCCACTTAGGCACGAAGTAGTACAAAACATCATAGATTATGATCTCTTCGTGTAGAGAACTCAATGATTTTGTGAAGTTGTTAGCACGGACAAGACCCGAAGTGAGTTTTTTTAGAGCAGAGATGCGCCCGATTCCTTCGTCATCTGCATTTGAAATAGCAGCAATAAAAACTACCAAAATATTGGCATTCCAATTTTTGTCAAAGGCGCTTTCCCAAATTTTCGGATGGATCATTCTCTTTCTCATTTAGTACCGGAGCCCTTTCTTTTTCTTGTCAATATGCATGGGAACAGAAGGGAAATCAGATCCTTTCCAGATTGCTTCATAAATTCCGTCGATATATTTCAATTGGTTAGGAGAAAAAGACTCATTACGTTTACGCATTTCTTCAAAAGAAGTTAGGGCTTTCCCCATCTTGCTGTTTCTATCGACTTTGCGCAAATATTCAACGTTCAGACGACAGAATTCCAATTGTATTTTTGCTGAATTCTGTGCAAGTAATTTGTCATTGGAATAAACGTTTCTATCACGAATTTTCATGAAAAATCTCGACCTCCTCTTCAAATTCGACATCTTCGGGAGCATTTAACATTAGTTGCGATATCTTCATACCACTATTGGGAGCATGAGTTGGAACATCGAAGATATTCATATCAGTTACTCTGATCATTTCTCCGGTGTCGCTCCGATAAATTGTTTTTTGTCCGGCTTCCGGTTGATCGAACACGAAATAGCAATCAACTTCCTTTATTTGAGTAGTTTGATATTGATTTGACAATTCAAGTGCTTGCAAACGTAAAGATTTTATCTGTTCGTTAGCATCCTTATTGTATTCGGTTTTCTCTTTTTCGATTATAGAAAGTCTAATTTCGAGTGAAGTCAATTCCTCAGCGATCTCTTGTTTTTCATCTTCTGAAAGAGTGACCGGTAATTTTTCTGTGTACCGTTCCATAGTTTGATCCTGGTAAATATGATTTTAATAAATTATTTGATAAGAGCTCATCACGAAGAGGGGTTTATTCAACATCCGTGTTAGAGTCGTCAGAAACCTCCTCAATCGCGATGAATGAAAAGAATAAAGCAGTCCCAATAATCTCAGCATAAAGTACTTTCCCTTGATCTAAGAAATAAAAAACTGCCAAAGAAAAAAGTATTCTGGCTATCCATAGACCGGTGCTGCAGTTATTCATATTACAACATCCAGCCATAGGCGATCGCTACAATATCATCCCGCATAGGTAATTGAGTACGCTGAATAAATTTAGAAATCTTATTTCTTGAATTAATACGTTTGGGATTTTCTACTTTATGTGATTTTACAATATTGGCAGCTACACAAGCCGTGCAAAGCAATCCGCCGCGATCTTTCGGTTTCCCGCACTGTTTACACACTTTTACTAAAGAATAGCGGTGTTTTTGTGCGCACGAAACAGAACAGAATATTCTGTCTGTTTCATTGTTACATTTCTCATACTTACATTTCATTTTGTCCTCCTCCGACTTGATGATAGTGCATAAAAATTCCCTTTGTGAGCAGCACATCCGTTTTAGCATCATGCAGAGTCCCCTCAGCGGAAATGTTCAAGTGTTTTGCAACAGTACCTAATTTAAAATTAGGCAGAGAAGCCCGTTCACTTTTCAGATTGAATAATGCAAGCTGCAAAACATCGAGAGCGGGGAAGTAGAAATATTTCATAAAGTCTCGGTTTTGATTTTTAGCGAACCATTCCTTCATAAAATCATAATCAAAATCAGCTTTGTATCCGGTGAAAAAATATCTGTCATTCGGATTGTATTTATCAACATGACGGTTCAGAATGGCAAGGAGTGAAGTTAAAATTTCTTTAGGTTCTTTATATCTAAAAATTTGTTCTTCGGTTTTTCCATTTACTTCCAAAGCCTTGGCATTGATCTCATCAAATACGAAAGGTTGGAGAGTGAAGTTAAAAGTTTCAATCACCGTGTAGACGGTATTAAGACCGAAAACAATTTCACCCGCGATTTGAATGATGCCGTTTTTCTTCGGGTCTAAACCGGTTGTTTCTACATCGATAAAACATAATTTATGCATAGTTATTGTTCCTTTGAGTTCTATTTTTTTTGTTTGTAATTAATTGAAATGAATTTTAGATAGTGCCGTCAAGTTCTTCCATCACCAAAGATATCCCGGGTGAATTTGAATAAAACTTTTTGCAATTATTAAGTCCACAAATCTGAGAATCATTTATGAATACTAATCCTTGCAACGCATCGAATACTCCTTTGTTGAGATTATCCGTCAGGTCCGGTTTCGTTGTTTTAACTATACCTTCTCCCGATTCGATCCTGGCTAACGATTTTTTACTAAACGATTTTAGCGGTGGAAACGAGTAATGCAGTTTTGTTATGACTACTCCTTTGCTGAAAGGGAGAAAACCTGAAGGAAGCTGGGTAATGACGATCGATCTAATATTCTTCTCCGCTTCCTTAACTTCTTTGCTCTGATAATGAGAGACATATGATTTATCACCGGCGTTAACAATGCGTGATCGTACCGATTGTTTGGGCTGAGGAATACCGGGAATGAATAGAGTAATGCTTCGAGAAACATTCCCCCAATTGATGTTCACCGGTTCCTTATTCTCTTCACTTAGTTTTGGTATCACTTTACTTTCACCTCAATTCCGTCGGTATCTTTGATGATCAGATCAATCATATATTGATTGACATATTTATCAGATTGGTTGGCTTTGATATTTAACTTCATCCAAAGATTTTTTGGAAGTTTAAAGTTTAGATTTTTAACACCTTCCCCTTTGATCGGGGAAAGATGTTTTAATATTCGTTTCGTTTTATTGGACATTAAGATTATTTACCTTTCTTAACTTTTAATAAATCAAATTGCTTTTTCGAAGCGATTTGAATTTGCGTGATTTTTGAATTTGGGAAAGTGCTTACCTCCGTATCATTTTCAGAGATGAGATTGAGCAGTTCTTGTTCAGTTTTTGTTTTCCCAATTTTATTGAGTAACCCGGAAGTGAAAACCTCCTGGTACTCTCTATCCGGATTTGGTTGTTCAGCGTTAGAGTTGGTAGTTTCTTCGACCACTTTTGCTTCAGTCATTTTCAAGTCTTCAACGTTCATTTGTTGTTCTGTAGGAACAGATTCATCTTCCGAAGTTTCAATTGTAGTTAATTCACCGGTCTCTGTGTTGATGTTGAGAATATCGGAAGTTACAGTTCTTCCTAACTCCCGATTTTCTTCGATCTCAAAAACTTTAGCAGCTTCAACCGACATCGGGAGGTATTTTGATAATTTTTTGAAAACGGTTTTACGCGCCATCTCTACATAATAATCTTTCCAAACTCCATCAATCAATTTTTCTATTTCCGAATTGCTTTTATCCTTATTCTTGGGATTGTTCTTTCGATATGCTTGATATTTAATGAGATCGACTTCCTCTTTGCTCATGATCTCAAATTGAAATCCGCCGTCTTTTAATCTTGCGTATGCGTAAAAATAAATTACTGTTCCGCGATCTTTCATTGCGGGTTTATGAATTAATTTTTCATTACTTCCATATTCAAATTCAAACAGATCATTCTCACAAACATCTTTTGCAGAAACAGAGATGACATCACCGCTGTTTCTGACAAGTTTTGCAATACCGCGATAACCAGGCATGAACTGACATTCCATCTTGCGCTGCCAATTACCTTTTTCATCTTTGAAATTTTTAGTAAACGGAATTAAATAAGCCTCACCAAGTGCGCCGTCCGGTTCTAAACCCAACTGTGCGCTTTGAATGACCGAACCCAAAAGGGAAGTAGGGGAACATTCAAGTAATTTGGGATTCTTACTCAATGCAGTTAAAGCAACACGCATTAACCGATCCGGCGTTAAATGCTTTGGAAGCGCCAAAGCGATTTGTTTTTTCTGTGATTCCAGTAAATGAGCTATCGTTCCTTTATTGCTTTTATTTGTGATCGAACTCTGACTTACGGTGAGTTGTTTATCTGACATTTTTATTAACCTTTCGTTTATGTGATATGAGATTTTTAGGAGAAGTTTGTATTAATAATGAGCTAAGCACTCTTTAAAATCTGCTGTTGTGACTGTCTTGCTTGTATGGAGAAAAAACAATTTTAAGCAGAAGAAGAACTGCCATCCAAGAGACTTTCATAAGTAAAAATTTATTTTTCAACATTCTCTCAACAGAATAATTATTTGTACAAACCTCAACATTGATAAGGATATCAGTGACCAATTGTCTGTTGACAAATATCATTTAACTATCCCTCCATATTTTTTCTCACACTCATTCCAAAAGGAACAATACTTTTTACTGCACAAGAAGGAATTGCGGTTTGGATAAAACACCCCTTTCTTGATTGCATCTGAAACGAC